CCCTGCAAGATTAACTACTTTAATTGTTACAGTGCCCCGTGGAACTTACAAATATTCATTTTATTTTAAAACCAAACCAAACCCAAACAAACAAACTCAAAATGACTAATGTACAATCTGGTACGCTTTCTCGTGACGACTTTTTGAATTGGCATTTGGATATGATTTTTGATGAACCTTGGACAGTTCGGTCGCGTAGACCTCGTTTTATGCCTAAACTATCACCGAAAACAGTTTCTGTTGTTTTCCCTTATAGTTCTGGTGTGATCTGTGGTCAATGCGATACCGATAAATGCCCTTGTGGAGATTTTCCCAAGGATGATCGTATTTTTATGTTGTTTAACTTTTTAAAGAATGATAATTTTACATTTTTGCCTTGTTGTGTTTATGAATTAGTTGTAAGAGGTGTGCCCATAGAGGAAATTGATTCTCCCTTTGTGGACTCACAATATTTTTATAGATGTAAGTGTACTTGTAAGTATCTTCCTGAGTATCCTGTAGATTTCTTCGTAAGTGAGAATGTTTTGTTTGAACAGAATGCTAAGGATGTTATTAATGACTTAAAAGACTTGCCAATCACCTCTGAGACAGTCGAGGAAGAGGATGGTTGGGGTGAATTACCTGATATCATTGAGAACCCTTTTGAAGAAGATTTGATTCAAGAGGACGAACCAATGTTAATCATTGTGATTGCACCCGCACCGGAAGTAGAAGTGCCTGATCTTGCTCAACAGATGGCTGAATTACAGATTCAGCCCTCTGCTGAGCAGGATCTTGACCTTGTGTGCGAAGGGAACACGCATCAATGTGAAGATATGAATGTAGCTAATTATATCCATCACTGGAATGAACATTTCACATCACGTGAACGTCAATTCGGTTATGGGTATTATGATTGTTACGATGAAGAAAACCCTAAAATTAAAGGTGGTATGGATGACTATCACTGTTGTCAACCGACGCATTCAAATGCGTCGAGTGATAGCACTGATGGTGATTCATACTGGATTCGTTCTAGTGGAAGTTGTGACATGTGTTATGCCCCACGTTACCATGTACACAAGCGATTGATTGACGATTTTGGTGATACAAATATGCCAATCTTTTGCTTGTGTCCAATTGGTCACGAACAATGTTTGCCAGAATGTGTAGAGTGTTCAAATACTGCTCATTTAGTTGAGCCGTTAGTTGAACAGAAAGGGAAGAATAAGAAGAAATCTGAGGAAGCTAGTACTTCTAGCTTTGTACCGGTTCAAGATCCATTTGTTCCTCTTGAGCCTCCAACTCCACCGCAGAAACCTGTTTTGGTTGATGCGGTGAAATTGGAGGCTCAGAAGGAGCAGGAGGTAAATAATACCCAAGAATGGCTTACTTGTCTCATAAAGAATTTCACGGATACCAGAAATCCAAACCGTTCGGTTTGGATGTCTGATATTTTGGAGATTCTGAATGTGATAAAACCCATAAATCTTATTTACCATCTCTCTCATTTGATTGTAGATGTTAAATATCATGAATGGAAGCGTGTTTTGGCACGATTTACTATTTTGTCTGAACTTTATGGATTCTTTTGGGAAATGTCTGACAGCTTATTATTTTCTTGTTTGCAAAGTATTTATTTGTTGATTAATCTTGCTGCCCACTGGTTTACTAGTACTCCAGAGAGTAGTGTAGAGATTGATAATGAAGCTTTGATTGAACAAGCACTTAATCCTCCTTTGTTGACAGTTCCAAAATTGTCTACTTTCATCAATTGTCCTCCCTTAGGAAATGTGAGCTCTTCAAGTTCACAACCACCTGTTATTCCTTTGCCTGATCCTCCTTTTGTTAGTTTTCCTAAGGTAAATACTCCTCCTAAAGTTGTAATTACTCCTCCTGGTCAGAATCCACCACCACCCCAACAATTTGGACCTGAAGGTGCCCCTTGGTACCATGGAATTAGTTCTTATTTCGGATTTGATGACAAGCCTACTCCTGCATTGGTGAAGGTTATTTCTGGGGCAGCTCTCTTTATCGCAATTTTATGCGGTGGAAAGATTCTCCAGAATAACACTGATCTGACTAAGTGGTTGACAGCCCTTGGAACAGCGTGCCGAAATTTTGTTTTTATGAAACAAAGTTTGGGCACGCTGTTCGAATGGATAGAAGCTGGTGTAGGTTCGATGATGGGAGTAGAAATGAAATCAGCGGATGAGTTGTGCCGCGATGCTCTCATAGATAAAGTAATAGCTCATCAGGAACAAATTCGCTCTCTTAGAGCTCAAATCTCTATTAGAGCGACTTCGATCTTGATGATGCCTAATGCTATCCGGAAGCTTCGAAAGAAGCAAGATGACCTTTTGCGTGAATATGGACAATTTGTTGGTAAGAAGATTCACTTGGCTGCAGTTTCCTTAATGTTGAAGAATACTGGTGTTGTGCTGACCCTGCTGGAAGACCTTGAACTTTCAATTCAAAGTTCTTCAGCTGGGAAAGTACAACCTGCTACTTTTTGGTATTATGGAAAATCAGGTCATGGTAAATCTAGAGGTGCTGGACTTATCATTGAACAATTGCAAAAACTTCATGGTGTGAAGTTGACCACATACAGTAGAAACTCTACGGACGAGTTTTGTTCTGAGTATGTTGGCCAAGTCAATTGGTTATATGATGATTTTGGTGCTCGGTTAGATGGATTGGATCATGGTGAGTTGCAGGCTATTTATAGTCCTAATACCTACCGTGTTCCAATGGCTGATGTTGAGTCGAAAGGGCGTTGTTTTTCTTCACATTATTGCCATGTATGTAGTAATAAGGTGAAGATAGACAAATCTCCTGTTTTGGCAGATCCCAAAATTTTGGACAGAAGGCGTGATATTGTGTTTGAAGTGACGTATGACCCAAAACATCTGGATGACCTAAAAACTCAACCAGATGGCTCTACTAAGCATGACCCGGAAAAAGTTTATTACCAAATGATGGATAGAGATACTCTAGCCTATATTGGTAAGAAAATGAAGGGAAGTGCAGCGTATTTGGCTATTGCGAAAATGATGAAGAAGATTGCCGATGTAAGAGTTGCGGAATTCGAACAGAAAATCAAAGCCATGGATATTTTGGGATTGGATCGATTATTCGATGCACCCCTTGAGAACCAAGCTGGTTTTGATTTTCTGCACGAAGGTACATATGTTGAAACACCGATGTTTCTATTAGTTGGACCTGCTGGTTGTCGAAAGACTGCTGTTTGCAAAGCTGCTGGCTATAAATTGGATGATAATTTGTGGGATGATATAACAACATCTCATGATCATTTTAATCAAATTTATCGAAGAATGACTGATACGTTTGGTGTTGAGAGCTCTGGTCCGGTCGTGCTTACTGCGAATATTAATTCGCTGGATGCATGTCTGGACCAGTTGCCCTCAACTGATAACGCAGATGCTTTTCTTCGTCGTGTTAAATTGATTGAATTTACATATCGACCTGCGGGATGGTTCAAAGGAAACTATACCGCCTCCTGTTTAGCCGCAGATGAACAAAATTTTTGCAAGTATGTCAAGATAACCATGGATAATGTTGAAATCACCTGGGAAGGTTTGAGGAAAATGTTAGCTGATGCTCGTACAGAAAAAGTGGATACCCTAGATTTTTCTGGGACACCCACTTTTCCTGCTATTGAAGCTGATTTTGTACTCAAACTTGATAAAAATGTTTCTGATTTCATCAATGAAAATTTCAATTTACAACTTGGAATGGGAAGTGCTGAAATTCTGAAGGGTTCACGCCTTTCAGCAATGATTAAGCTGGTTCCCCTGTTTAACTTTTTGCGGGATAAGATGCCTAATGTAGAGTCCGATTTATTTTCGGACTATATATTGGCATTTAATAATGCAAAGATTGATACAGGGGTTGATATGATTTTGGAATTGCATGATCCAACCAACATCTATGTTTTCATATTACGGAGAGGAGAACCCGGCATAGCTGGATATTCTTGTAAGGAAATGAAATATCAGATGAGGGATGGAGTTTTGTATCAAGTTGTTGAAGGGAAAGAATTTAAGACCTCGAATGATCACTATTTGAAATTCTTTGAAAATTATGTACGTGACTTGCCTGAAGAACGATCAACTGGACTTGCTTTTATTGATAAATTACCGGAGAAGTACAAGAATTATTTCTCTCTTTTCCAGTTGGCTGTAGCGTCCTTTACTGCATTAAATGCTTTAAGTACGTTGTGGCCAACTGGGAAAGAGGTTTTAAAACCTGAGGCTACCGGTGATATATCGGCAGGGGATAATGTGAACCCTTTGCGGAGTAGTAGACCACCACCTAAATCAAATGAACGGAACGCTAATGAAAAACCCATGAAAGACAATTCGCTCAAGGAACCCCGAACTTCACGACCACACAAGAATTTAGATCCTGGTTATACAGGTGATGTCACTAATGTGTTGCGTGGAATGGTGGGTGAAAATGCGTATTCCGGGGCTAACCGAGCCCCTCCAAAACCAATGACGGAAGAAGCACAGGTGGATCCTCAATCCTTTGCTGTGCGTACGAAGTGTATGGAGAATGTGATTGAACTCTACTATCCCTCTGGAGCCCATTGTTGCTATGGGTTAATGGTGCGGGATAAAGTTGGGTTCACCGTTGGACATGTGGGTTCAGATCTGTGTGTTAAAACCAATGGTGAATTGAAGCCAATAGTTCAAATAAAACGCTTTACTGGACGTGATGGACAAATTTTTAAACTTGAACATGGAACTTCTTATCCAAATATTGTGAAACATTTGCGACCAAGCCCAGTTTATACTGACCTAACGGGATGTAGAGGTTGGGTTATGATGAAAAATAGAGCCAGCGGTCAAATCTACAACTATCATGTTGTTTTGAAAGGCCGTAAGATGGAAGTGCGAGCTTCCACTACAGGTTTCACCGATGAAACCTATGTTACTGCAACAGCTGGATATACTGTTGGCTCTATGTTTTCGGATGCCGGAGACTGTGGATCACCTTGTTTTGTTTCGGATACTTCAATAAACCATAAACTTATTGGTTTGCATGCTGCTGCCAATAGTTCTCGAGCTCAGTTGACCTCTGTTTTCCAGAGTGATTTTGATGATTTGGTTTATGAAGAATCTAGTCCGGATGCCTATAATTTGATGACGAAGGATTGTTTCAAAACCACTGACATCAAGGAGTATAAACTCTTTGAGGTTATTGGTAAGATTCAAAAAGATGGACAAGATATTGCGATGTTTAAAAATAATCGGACTCAACTAAGGAAATCTCCTCTTTCTGATCCCTTGTATCCTAACTATCATGAACCATCTTTGATGCATCATGGTGATTCAAGGCTTAAGAATAAGAAGATTTCTTTATATGAGGATGCTATTGATAAATGGAGCAATCCGCAACCGGAAATGGATTTGGAACTTTTGGATGAAGTGGTTGATGAGTTAGCAGACTACTATACCACCTTGGCGAGACAACGGAATGTACCCCCTCTTAAAGTGTTAACGACGACGGAATCTCTGAATCGGTACACTAAATATGCACATTCCAATCCAATCCAGCGGCAGACTTCTGCTGGATTCCCTTGGAAATTGCATGGGTACACAACTAAAATGGACCTTCTCGAAATTGACGAAGCAGGTTTGGCACATATCGCTAAACATGAGGGGGGTACGAAACTTAATACTGCTGTAGCGCAGCTCATTGCTGCTGCTCGCAATAAGATTCGCCCCTTTGTGGTTTTTGACGTGTCACTTAAGGATGAGTTGTTGGAGCTAAAGAAGATTTATGATGCTCCAAAAACTCGCTCTTTTGCTGCTGCTCCCATTGACTATACTATTGCCCACCGAAAATATTTTCATGCCGCTGTTGCAATGTTCGCGGAATTGAAAAGTTTTTCTCCAATTAAGGTGGGAATAGATCCAGTCTCTTGGGAGTGGAATGACCTGTTTGAGACATTAGCCGCAAATTCTGGTGTCGGTTTTGATGCAGATTTTTCGGGTTTTGACTCAACTGTTCCTAAAGCTGTAATGGAACGTTTGCCTAAAATATATAATGCGTTGTACCAAAGATTGGATCCAGATTGGAAACCAGAAGATGATGTAATCAGATTTTGGCTCCATTCTGCCTTGCATGGACCACTCTTGACGTACCACAATTATATTGTGAAGGCGCCGGGAGGCCAGGTTTCTGGCCAACCGGCAACAGCTGTCGACAATTCGCTTGTGAACGTGATTTATTGGGTGTATTGTTTTAAAAGGATTATGAGACGGAATAACCAACCCAGCTCGCTTTACTACTTCTTTTTGTATGTCGTACTCGGTGTTTATGGCGATGATTGCCTTGCGACCATCAAGCAGACAATATTGAAATTTTTCAATTTCAATACTATGTCTGCGGAAATGGCCGCATTGGGCATTAAAATGACCGGGGCATCAAAAGGAGGTGGGCTTGAGCCTGACTTTATTCCTCTCACGGAAATGACCTTTCTGAAACATTCTTTTAAACCAGTGCCTGAATTTAATATGTTCATGGCGGCTTTAGATGAAAAATCCATAGCGAAGAATATTCACTGGACCAGAGTACGAAAATCTCATTCTTGGGATCGAGTACAGTATCGTGTAGAATTTGAGCCAGATACTATTCTTTCAACTGTGGAATCACTTGCGCGTAACTCTCTAGGACTTGGACCTGAAGGGTACGCTAGCCTACGATCTGTCATTATTGACAAACTTTCGGATTTGGGTATTTATTACTATTATCCGACATGGGATGCATTATTCAAGCAATATTACTTTGGCTGCCTAGAACCTGTAGGTTCATCTGCCACGTAATTGGAATGCGTTCCATAAATTTCTACATTTCTTTTACATGTACTTTTTGATAGCTCTCTCTATCTCTATTGTTATTTGTATTATTTGTATCGGTGTTTTGTCAGCATGTCAACACAAACAGCGTCAGCAGTCTCCATGGGGGATGAGGTGTTCTCATCCACTGAGGACGCACCGCTCCCCGTAAGTGCTATTCAAGCGGAGCACGCTGATCCTGGTGAGGCTGTACCTCATGTGGGTGCTGCTAATACTATCGATCCATTTTTCTATGAGCAATTTGTTGCTCAAACCAATTTTACTTGGACTTCTTCTGATAATCCTGGAAAGCTTTTATATACTATTCCTATCCATCCTGTCTTTGCTAATATATATTTGGCCTATTTAGTTCAATTATATAATACTTGGGTAGGGGGATTGGATTTTAAGGTGAAAGTTGCAGGTACTGGTTTTCATGCTGGTGCTTTGATTTTGGCTCGTATTCCTCCAAATATTGATCCAAATTCATTAACTACAACTTCCGCTATAACTGCTTTTCCTTGTACGTTTATTGATCCGAAAACATTAACGGCGGCATCTCAATCAATAATGGATCAGCGTCAGCTTATGTATCATTATACCAATTATGATTCAGCTGACTCTACCACTATTGGGGGTCATTTCGCTATTTATGTTTTGCAATCTTTGAATACTTCGGCTTCTGGGACTAACCAGATTGATGTGCAGGTGTTCTGTAAGGCATCGGCTGACTTTGAGTTATTGCAAATTAAGCCTCCAAACTTAACGTTGAATCCACCAACTCCAACGTATGCAAATTTCACAAAGTTATTTGATCGCCTTGCAGGTCAAACAACACCATATGCTTTTGGCAGCAATTGTATTGAATTTATTGTTGCTCCAACAACTGGTCCCATTTATGCTGGTCTGGAAGGTGCTCGCCAGTTGGATGGGTCCCTATTGGGAACTTATACAACTTTTGACGAGCAGGTTACAGCTCAGCGTTTCTCTGGTATTTCGGGTGTTGCTGGTACGAATGCAGGTGGTAAGTTAGTTATCCATCGTAATGCTGCAGCACCATACACCTTCCAAGTTATTCAATTTTATCAGAATAACTGCAAGGTGACTGGTGTTGCAATGCATGCAATTGGTGACGAAAGTACCCCAGCATCTTACGTTTCATCTGTAGATGTAGATTTTACTCTGCCCTATAACGCTAGCAGTACTGCTGCTTTGGGTTATATGGATGAATCTAGTGCCACATTTGTTTTGACTGATGGTATTAACCCAGTTGTTATCCCAACACAGGGTGAATCACTCGTCGGTTTTGGCTTTTATGCTACTAGATCTATTGCAGGTTCAATCTATTATACTGCGCAATCAACCCAAATGGCATTGGGTTTGAGAGATAAAGTTTTCGGTGAAGTACCTCCAGATTCCGCTCTCTTGTTCATACTAATCGATACAGTATTAAGTATTCCTGTGAACTACTTGAAACTTTATCCACAGGGATTTTTCACATCTTCCCATGTGGATCAACCAATCGTGTATGATTCAAGGCGTTATCGTTTGGAGTATGTGGGATTAATAGAAGTAACAACTACTGTTCCCACTAAGATAGAATTCGAGACTCACAAACTTGCAATGTCACGTTCCTTCGATCACAAAAAGAAGAGATCTGGCTTTTTATCAGCTGCCTATCATGGTGAATCTGCTGCGTAATTGGAGAGGATGGGTGTGCTTTCGCTTGCTACAAAAGTTGGCAAAGTTGCTGCTAAAGGAGCTACCACAGTTAATAGGGTTGTTGTTAATAACGGCTTACCAAATACAGAGAAGAGAATTTCACGTAGAGCTGCGCGCTACGAACGTAGAAAAGCTAAAGGGAAGTTTACAACTAACCTTGGTGCTAAAAGTGCGCATTATAAAGAAGGGATTGATATTGCTAAAACGAAAGGTGAAGCTAGTGTTTTTAGTCAAAAATATAAGAAAGCTGCGCCTAAGAAAGCGCCGAATAAACATCTTGTTAAGACTAAAAAGGTAGTGAAACCTATCACGAAAGTAACCAATCCGAAATCTCTGTTAAAGCCCGGAAATATGGGTGTTGCCAAAGCAATAACTAAGGCTGTCCCAGTCAAAAGTGTTGCTAAAGTTGCACCAGTTAAACCTTTAACTAAAGTAGCTTCCAGTACAACTAAGAAATCTGTAGTGAAAGCTCCGATCCAATCTAATTCGAAGTTTGATGATCCATTGAAGAAAGGATTTCCTTCTAATTCGACCGGTGCTGCAGGTGTGAAACCACCGCCACCAAAAGATCTGGGATTAGTTAAACCTACCCCCGCCAAGGTTTTGTCCTCGGCAACTAAGGAAAAGTTTACTATACCCAGGCCTACTTTGGTGACAAAGGCCAAGCCTGTAGCAAAACCTACTGCGGTTGTTCCACCAACCAAAGTAGTTAAACCACCCGCGAAAGCGGGCACCCCTACTACACCTGCCAAGGTTAACACTCCTGTGAAGAAAATCACGGACGTAGTGCCTAGCAAGGGTACCGTAGGGAAGATTGACGACCTGACCCCTAAGCCTAAGCTTAAAGGGATGGCCAAATATCAAGCGTTAGCTAAGAAGCACAAATGGAAAATTGCGAAGGCTGTAGGAGGGGGAACTCTCTCTGCAGTTGGAGCAACTGCCATGGGTTTACTGGGATACCAAGCCAAAGTGGCTGCTGCTAATATTGCTAAGAATTCAAATCGTGAAACTCTAATTTATGATGCTACTAAGTCTAGTGCAAAGTATGCAATCAATGAAAAAGAGGAGGCTCAAAATGCTGCTAAAGCACAAAAGCAACGTGAAGAAGATCTTGCCAATACTGCAACAACTAACAAACACTTGGAGGCGATTGCCAATAAACCTACCTTAGCTTCAATGTTAACGACCAAACGTCAGAAATCTAATATACGTTACCAAGTGGGAAATAATCAAGTTTCTCGGAACCCACTTCGTAAAGTAACTAATTCGAGGCCCCAAATTGATAAATTGGCTCCGGAACCTAGTTTCTTAGATTCGTTACGTTTTAAATCAAATATGGTTTAATTAATTTAAATTTATCTATTCATCTTTTCCCTTATTCGCCTTAGG